ATTTATGACAGAAGAAACTAAAAAAGGACCACTTAAAAAACTGAAAGAAACTATTGAGGACAAGGAAGAACAACTTGCATTTATTTCAGTTGTGGTTCGTTTGGTGGTTGTCGGCTGGAGTGGTTTTATAGTTTCCCTTAATTACATAACGATCCCAGGGTATAGTAACGAGCCAAAGGATATTACATTCCCTGCCAGTTTGCTTACGGGAGCATTAGCATCATTTGGATTAGAGGGTGCTAAGAAACGTGGTGATGGAACATATAAACCAGATGAGAAACCATTGAATAAGAAAGAGGTAGAACAGTTACTAGCTACACAATCAGGTGGATTTCAAACTATTAGAATAGAAACTCCGATCAAGATACTTGGTGCGGAAGTTGTTGACAAAAAAGAGGACAAAAAATGAAAAAACTAATTCCATTATTACTTTTAGCTTTTAGTCCTGCTTCTTATGCAGACATAACTCAAAAGTTCACAACATCTGCACAGATCACTGTAGATATGCCTTATAGCGTTACAAATAAGCTTGGAACGACTTATTCGTTATCAGGTAACAATATTACTCCGTCTGTAACTTCTGGAGGATCTACAACCTCTGGTGCTATTGGTGGATTGAATGTTGGATCGTTAACTGATGGAGTTCCAGCTTTAATACAAACTGATAAGGCTATAACAAGTGCTGGCTCTGCATTTTCAATTACAGAATCGGCAACTATTGGAGATGCTACACCATCTGCTATAACACCATCATCAGGAATTTCTGCTTTACCTCATTTATCTGGACAAACAACAGTAGGAAGCGGAGGTACGGCAGGATCTCTCGGCATGACTAGTTTAAGTAGCGGAGTGCATACTTGCACGGCTGGATCGAGTGGTACTAGCTGTATTGGACAAACAACTGTAACGATCACCATTGACTAAATGGTTTTTGCTAATAATAATATTAATACCAGCAAGAACCCTTGCAAACCCTGTTGTGC